TTGCTCTGTAAACACCATCAAAAATAGAAACTACGTTAGCTGCAGTGATTGAAGCCAAAGGAGCACCAGAGATGAAAGTAGAAGTGTTAGCATCTACAACACCAGAAGCAGCACCAATCAACTTAATTAATCCGTCAAACTTATTAAGGTTTACGTTAACAGATGAAGTGTCACCCTGCCACAAAGCAGTTTCAAGTTGTGCAGCAATTCTCTTAGCTTTCTTTTCAGAAAACTCTTGCTCGAAAGGAATAGCGTCATACATAGAACCAGTAGGCAAAGCCTTCTGCAAATACTTAGCTTCTAGGTCTTTAGGGCAAAGAGATTCGTTAACTTTGATTTTACCAACGGTTACAGTTCTTTGAGTGAAAGAAGTAGAACCAGAAGCGTTAAAACCACATGATGCACCACTTTGGAAGATTGCATCTGTGTCCATGATGTTGATGGTTTCAGAAGATTTCACTCCCACCATAACGTTACCTGCACTCTTAATCAAAGAGGCAGTCTTAGCACCGAGAACCGAACTTGTTACAAGTAGGGCTTCGTTTTGTTCTGTGTAGTCTGCGAGTGCAGAAACATTAAATGCCATTTTTCTTAGTTTTTATTGTTTAAAATTGCGTTGCGATATTTAGCAAGTCTGTCAAACTTGATGTCTTTAGTAGATTCAAATTTAAAAGACTGTGTTTTTTCGATTGGGTCTGCTTGGGGAACTTTTGCGATTTCTTCAATCAACTCAATTACTTGTGAGAAACCTTGTGCTGCTTTTCTTTCAACTTCTGAAAGTTTAGCTTTCAAAGATTCGTTCTCAACTTCCAAAGCAGAAAGTTTAGCTTCCATTTCATCCATCTTCTTGTTACCTGCTTCAATATCAATCTCTACTGGTTCTTCTTCTACTTTGATTTCGGTAATCTTTCCACCTTCAGTAACGATAACTTGACCATCTGCTAACTTGTGTTCAGCATCTGGAGCAGGACTACCATCTTCAAGAACAACCTCGCCACCTACTTCAAGTGATGAAATCATAACTTTAGTTCCGTCTTCTAAAACGTATTCAGCCATCTCTACTTTAACTTCTTCTTCCTTCTCTGGCATTGGCTCTGGCATATCTTCAAATAATGCCCTAATCTTTAAAATTGCTTCTTTCGGATTCATATTACTATATGTTTAATTGTTTAAATAGTTATCACTTAACTTGTGCTAATATTTTCTTTATCTCTTCGTAAATCTTATCTTCTTTCCTTTCAGCCTTTGCATATTCAAATACACCCTCTACAGAAAACCCTTTAATGTTACCTTCCTTAACCTCATTCCAAGCATAGTCATTATCTACTTTCATTGAACCAAACCAAGAACCATCTGGAGCATCTTCAAAACCTTTCATAGGCATAACACCTCTTTCCTTATCACTTATAAAAGACTCAAATAAATAAACATCTTCTAGCTTAGTGTCTTGATTGTGCTGGATATTTACGTTAGCTTGGTATCCCTTTTTGAAATACCTCTGCACTATTTTAAAAATAGTTTCCTTAGAGAATACAACATAGTAATCGCCATGAGAAACATCACTCCTAAAAATTGGAGTATCAGCCAACATAATAGCACCAGAAATAACACGCTTTTCTTCATCTGTGTTAAACTTAACTTTATGATTAAAAGCGTTCCAATTCTTTTGGATAGCTGGTCTGTCTACTAGAGAAACAAAGTTTACCTCTGCATCGTCTTGTAAATCATCGCTTATCATTAGTTCATATACTGGTAAATCCATAAACGTAAATGTTAATTTAATTGGTTATTTATCACTTAGCTAAAACGTGCCCTTTGTTTAATAGCTTGTACCCTTTTTTGGTTGCTAGTTATATCCGTTTCTACTACATAGGCTCTTATCGCTTGGTTTCCTATTGCGTTTATAGTTTGTTGTGATAAACTGGTAGTTAATAAACTAGCACTACTAGGGGTTAAAGGAGCAGCACTAAAAGAAGGAACTGAAACACCTCCACCGCCTTTAGGAACTTGTACTTTATTAATATTCCTAACTGCTAAGAAACCACTTGCAGCCGCAGTAGTCGTAGCTGCTACTTTTTGGATAGTACCAAAAGGTTCTGGTATTACAGATTTATTTGCCCATATTTGGGTAATACCTAAAAATGTGTTTATTAATGCTTGTGCTGAACTTAGTACTTTACCTGCAGCCGTTTGCTGACCAACCACTTCACCCAAAACACCTAAAGCGTCTGCCGTCATAGCATAGGCATCCCTTTTTGCTTGTTCTCTATCTTCTACAACCTTAGCTGCATCATCATCTAGCTTTGCTTTTAAAATTGCTGCATCTGTTTCTGCATTTACCCTAGCACCAACTGCTTGTAGATTTTTCTCTAAAGAACCTTTAACTACAACATCTGTGTTCTTTATAGCTTCTTGTCTTTTTGTTTCTATAGCTATTAAAGGTTCATCGTCAAGTCTTCTGTTTATATACTTATCTCTAACCTTTTGTAGTTCTATAAATCTAGCTTCCTCAAGTAAGGTAATATCTTGATTATATTTTTTAGCTAATGCTATCTGCTTGTTATACTTATCCTCTATTTCATTAATCTCTTTCTGCTTCTCATTTAAAAATAAATTACTAGCTTCTTTAAAATAAGTATTTAAGTTTTTTAAATCTTCTTCACGCTGCTCTTTATTTTTCTGATTCTGTTCTTGTTGCTTTTCCCTTCTTTTATTATTCTGCTCTGTCTGAAAATTTAAATCAGCTACTGCTCCTTCTGTATTTATTTTTTCTACTTCTGCTCTAGCTTTATTCGCCCCTTCTGCATCTATATCTTTAATTTCATTCCAGTATCTTACTTGTGCTTCACCTCTAATTTTTCTAAAAGATTGTTCAAGTTCAAATATTTCTTTCTCACTAGCACCTCTATTTTTTGCTCTTGCTATTTCTAATTGCCTTTCATTTTCAATAAACTGCAATTCAGCTTGTAAGGCTACCTCTGCACCACTTTTAATACTTTCGTTTAATTTGTCTTGTGCTTCTTTTGCTCTTTCTGCTTTGCTAGTATAACTAGAAAAAGCAGATGCTAATTCACCAATAGCAACAATAAGTAAACCTATTCCAGTTGCAGCAATAGCACCTTTTAAAACTTTGAAAGATGTTGACGTAGTATCTACTGCAATACCTAAAGCCTTCATGGTTGCGGCAGTAACAGAATTAGCTAAAGCATTAGCTTTAGTGAAAACTGTTGTAGATTGTATTACTGCTCCAAGTTGTTTGAAGCTATCAATACTTTCACCAATAGACTGTAAACCTTGTGATAAAGCTAACGCAGACTGAACTCTTAAAAGTTGTTTTTCTAGTTCTTTAGATTCAGTACCAAATAAACCAATAGCACCCTGCACTGCAGCAAATCCACCAGCAACACCAGACAAAGAAGCTGACAATGCTTTGAACTTAGCATCTGGATTAAATGCTTCAGTCAAGGCTCTAGCGTCACCGATTCTATCTCTTAACTCGGCTGCTCTTTTCGCTGCTTCGATAGCCTCTTTAGAAGTTGCTCCAAACTTATCCGATAAAGCAGCTACTTCGTTTTGTGCTTCTCTTAATTGCTTTTTTAAAGAGCCTACAGATTCACTAGCATTACCAGTGACGTTTATATTATAATTTAATTGTTCACTCATTTATCAATTACTTTTAAAAGTTCTATTTTTGTTGTGGTGTAGTTTATAGGGTTATAGCTATCTACTATGTTTAGTCTATAAAGAACATTGTCTATATAAACAAACTTGGCAAAGTCTAGGCTCTGAATATCATAGGCATTAAAAAGAATATCACAAGAAAGCAGTTTACTATCCTTGTCTGTTATCTCTGCCATATATCCAGAATAGTAGGCATTGAAAATATTAGTTGTAGGATAGCTAGTAGCTTGTATGTATATTTCTTTAGGTGCTCCAAAGTTTAAATCGTTAGTAGGGCTAAAAGGGTCGTCTAAGTGACCAGCATAACCATAACTAGTTAAAGCAGTTCCTACATTTGTTGCCCCGTTCTTTATTCTAAAAGAAGTTCTACCAGTAATCTTTTTTGCTTGTAAAATCCTAATTACTGAATCCATAGGGTCTTCTGTTGTTCCAGATGAACTCAATTTATAAATAGAAGGGAAAGCCTTATCTGTTCCTTGTAGCTGATATAAAACACTTGAAGCAAATATAACCTCTACGCTTTCTGTATCTTTTACAAAGTCAAATTCAGTGTCGTAAATATAATCGCCATACCCTTCGTTAAACTTCTTTCGGTAGTTTTCAGCATAGTAATCATTGTCCTGCTTATACTTAAACTGGTAATACCTAGCCTTTATCTCACTCATTGGCTTTATAGACCAACTCTTTTCTCTGTCTACTTTGCTAGTCCAGTCTAAAATAGTTCCGCTATAGAAATCTACATAAGGTTTTATTATAATCTTCTTGCTATCTACTGGGTCGTCATAAATATACAAGTTAAATAGCTTAGCAATAGATATAAAAAAGTCCCTTTGGAATATACCTCTAGGAATACAAAAGTTAATATCTATAACCTCGTCATAAATAACCGCTACTTCTGTACTTACTGCAGTCGTTAGTTTAAACTCACCGCTAAATAATTGATATTGGGTTACGTTAGTACTAACCTGCACAGATATTTGGTTAGTGTTAGATAACTCTACGTTATTAACTGATAGGTCTAAGTTATAAGTTTGTGTGTTATTAGTAACGTATAAATCAACCTGCTTTAGTATGGTAGAATTTTTATATAAATAAAAAGTAGCTGCTATCGGAATAGGTGATTTTACTTGTAGAATAGGCTTACATGATATGTTAAATACATTAGTGCTTCCAGTGTATGTTGCTGGATTGCTGCCCGTAAAACTTCCTGCAGTAGTTACTGTGATAGGTAGAAACTGATTGCTTGATAGGGTTGTGTTAAAATTAGAATTAAAAGCCGTATTAGATACCTTGTTAACTATTCTTTGGTTATGAGGTATAATAAGCCTATTCATCAAGTCGGTACTCAATAAAGGAAAGTCCCATGTATATCCAGAATCTTCTTGAATCTTTTGTAGGATTTCTTTTACATAAAGTGCAGGTCTAAATGCTCTATAATCAAAGTCTACTTTTAATCTTGTGGGGTCATTAGAAACTTGCCCATAATCAATTAAAGGAAAATATAAACCGCTTCCATCTATACTATCCCAGCTATTTGTAATGTTAGTAAAATTCCACGCAGCATTATAAACAGAAAAATCTAAGTCTTCTAGCTTCTTGTTTCCTAGTGCAGACATAAATCCACCTAAGTCACCCACTACCGAACACTCATAAAATAAACTAGAACCATCTTTGATAATTTCCAAGATTCGTAAAGCACCCTTAAAAATTTGGATGCCGTCTATAAATATTCTGCATTGTGCGTTCTTACTAGCGTTATAATTTACCCCTACATTCGGAGCATCCTCACTAGTGAAGTTAGCGTTATTAAGGTCAAAGATATTCCCGAAAATAGCGTTATTGTTTGCGTTACCTGCTACTCTTATAGTTTTAGAATAGCTGGTGTTTTTAGAACCGAAGTCGTTAATATCGTCTATAGTATAAGTAAAGTCGGTATCAACATCATCCGTTAAATCTAGCCTTTGATTCTCTATGTATATTTCAGTCCTCATCTAAACTGGCTATTTATTGTTTTAGGTATCTCTGCTTCTATCTTTAGGTTAAATACTTTGTCTACGTTCAATAGTTTATACTCATGATTATCTGTAGTTATGTACAATGGTATGTACATATTCTGAACATCTAGGTAAACACTTGAACTATTTACTAGCTGCCCTAACCATGCGTAATCTATCTGGTTAACCCAATCACTTTCTAAACTTATTTTATTGTTTTGCGAAATACTAAAAGCTACCTTAGTTTCATTGTACTTGTTATAAGCATCATAGGTTCGCATCGCCCCACTCGTTCTCTGCCAGTCTGCTTTTCTATAGAACTGCTTTTCGTTGCTTACGGAGTTTCTGTTGACAAGACCGAAAAAGAAACTATCATATCCTCCAAGTCTGTTGAGGAAGTGTACAGTGTTTCCACCATTTTTGGAGCAGTCATGGTAGATACGTAATACCCTTGAATTTCCAACTCCATTAGTAATATAGAACTCATAAGCATAAGTATTTTCTGTGATTAATGTAGACCCTGCCCATGTATTAATAGCGGCTGCAGACAAGTTAAACATACTAAAGCTACCAGACAAACTGATAGAAGCGTTATGACTAGCTACTACATTCCCTGCACTATCTAGGGTTCTAACATAAGCCGTTTCTCCTAGTCCCTCATAACGATAATAGCTGATAAAGAATTTATTACCGAACTTGTTTTGAGCATTTGTTAAATCTCTTTCAGTTAGGAAATCGTCTGTGTAATTGCTTAATGCGTTGTTATAAACATTGTTTAGGGTTACTGACCCACTAGAGTATAAATCTGCGTATAATGGATAGTAGAAATTCTTACCAGAGTAACTAGCTGAAGCATCTGGCAAAACATTAATTCCTCCGCTAACTTCCTCTCTTATTTGTAACTGGTAAGCAACCGCCCACTTGTCGTTAGATTCTACTAATATAGATGAACCAGATGGCTCAAAATAATTGGTAATATAATTTCTTATAATAGGTGCAGTATTAAAATATCCATAAGTGTCTGAAGGGTTAGGGAATACCTTTGACCTTGACACAGTTGTGCCACCTATTATAATATCAAACACGAATTTAAAGTTAGTTGTACCTGCATTAGTCGAACTTGCAGTTACCCATATATCGTCATTTAAACAACTATCCGCAGGGGGACTAGTTACTATTGTTATTGCCATATTGTCTAATTTGTAAAATTATATCACCGCCTAGTGCTACACTCAAAGCGTCTTTAAAATCCTTAGTAAAGTTTTCTGTAATTGCCCTATCAAAATAATAGGTTGCTTTAATACCATCTCTTTTGATGGCAGTAGAAATAGCATAGGCTAACCGCTTCTTATTGGTTGCCTCGTCTAATGTAGTGGCTAGTTTTCTTCTTTTTTTCTGTACTCCAGACAAGTCTACCCTATCCGTTCTAACCGATTTCCTAGCCTTATTAAGCCATGAATAAATAGAGGCAGCCATTCTCCTATTTGGGAATTTAGACTTGAACCTATAGTCCCCAGAGTTTTTTTTAGGCTTAGCGTTCTTTCCGCCTACACCAGCTACACCCTTATTGACAAAATCGTAATATTCTAACTGCTTAGAGCCTAGAGGATAACCTATGTTTAAAGTAAATGTACCTTGATTTTCGGTTACGTTTGGTATTCCAGTATCAACTAAAGCACCAGTGCTAATAGCACGTGCCTTCTCTAGATTCTTACGTATGGTTTCATTAAAGTCTAGACCTGCTTGAAAAAGTATCTGTTCTAAAATAGGAAAAGTAGCCGTATCAACTTTCTGAAATTGACCGCCTAACCTTCTAAGAAAGTCGTCTTTTATGAATTGTGCTTGTGCTCTGTTCACTCCTATAAATGCATAAAAAAAAAGAGATTATCTTAGATAATCCCTATA